GCAACCGCTACGAATGCTTGTTTAACAATGTCAATTACTGCAAACAAACCTTTGAATGTTCTTTTCAAATTTTCTGAATTTGTATCGCTGAGTTTCAGATGCGCTGTCAGATTTCTTAACGCATCTGTAATGTTGTACAGTTGTTGTGCCGTCATTGGTGGGAAGATTTCGCGGAATGCTTCTTTCACAGGCTTAATAATACTAAGCACTCCCTCAAAAGCATTTCTAGCCGCTTCTATAAGTGCTGTTCTTCCTCCCAAATCTTTCCAGCCCTGCAACATACTATTTCTGGCATCTGCCGATGAATTTATAATTGCACTGAATGCATCACTCATCTCTGTGAGTAATTCTTTCGCTTCTTCAAAGTCACCAACGATAATTTCCCAACTCTGAGTCCAGCCAGACTGCGCAGCTTCTTTTAATGTGTCAAATAACTGAGTAAATGTCTTTACTTTCGTAGCGGCATCATTTGCTGTCTGACCCATTTTGATTATTGATGCTATCTGTTCATCGGTGTAGCCCATTGTTCTAAGCTGTTCTTCATTTAAGTCACCTGTGAACTTAGATAATGTCTCAGTTAAAATGTCAGATGTCAGCCAGCCTTTCTGTAAAGTTTCTCTGAATGACCCTTCATCTTTAATCATGTCATCAATAGCTATTCCGTGAACTCTTGCTGTTTCTTTTAAAGCATCCTGGAATACCTGACCACCCATACCGGCATTTACAACAGAGTTCCAGTCTTGTAATTTTACTGTTCCTGCTGCTAATGCCTGTGATAACTGATACATCGCTGTACTTGCCTGCTGTGAATTTGAACCTGATACAGCGGCAAGGTTGGCAATACCTTTAATTGCTGAAACAGAGGTATCCAAATCAACACCCGCCGCTGTAAAGGTACCAATATTACGTGTCATCTCCGTAAAATTATAAATGGTCATATCTGCATAGTGGTTTAACTCATCTAATGCATTATTAACCTGGTCAAGGGTGGTTCCCTTTGATGAAGTATTTGCTAAGATTGTCTGAACCGCATTAATCTGCGTTTCATATTCTCGAAATCCTGTTTTGATTGGATCGATAGTTAGTGCCGATACAATACTTTTACCTGCATTTACTGCCGAATTTGTAATATTTGCCAATGCCGTAATAGCCATAACCTCTAATGCTGAGAATTTAGCATTAACGGTTTCAACAGCATTTGATAATCCAGAAAGATTTATCTTACCAGAGGCTTTTTCAACACTTTCAAGTCCTTTTGTTGCTCCATCCATATTCAAGCTCTTTTTAAGTTTGTCTATAGAAGATAAGCTTGTCTGAATATTATTTTCAAACTGCTTATTGTCAAATCGCATTTCAACGACTCTTTGATCAACAGTTGTACTCATAGACTTGTAACCTCCTTCCACGCCGACTTGACAATTTCGTCAAAAATAGGCTGAATAGCAGGATTGATATAATCTCGACCCTGTACCCAGCCTCCGTTACGAGTTCCATGTCCATACTGCAAGATAATTGCAATTGGAACTCCATTTTGAATATTTGTATTATAAAATCTAATAGATACTGAACACTTCTCCTGCTTGATTTCGTAATTCCACGAATTTGCAGTTTTTCCAGTATTTCTCGGCGTAGCAGACGCAAGGGCTGCCACACCTTGACGACCATACTTATCAAGGTCGCCTATTTGTGCTACTTCTTTCACTCTTTCCAGATATCTGGTAAGCTTGTGGAAGTCGCCCTTTTGTCTGAAACTGATCATATGTATTTACCCCTACTTAACTCTAATCTTCGTACCTGCATAAATCAGATCCGGATTGCTAATGCCATTAAGACGTACAAGATTGTCAACCGTAGTGCCATTAGCAGCGGCGATTTTTGATAACACATCGCCAGACTGAATTGTGTAGTATTTCTTTTCTGCTTCACCATTTACAATTCCCTGTACCTCCGAATAACGGTCTCCTAAAACAACCTTTCTTGTATCCCCATTACCGTATTTTCCAGAAAGAACTTCATTTGCCAAATCATTAGCAGAAGCTTCATAAATATGGTTGATGAAACTCTGTACTTCATCGTATCGTGTTCCAAGATTAGCTCTTCTATCATCTCCATCTCCAAATTCGCCACTCATAGTTCTTTCAACTAATTCAAGAGTGGAACCATCTGGAGTATTAACTACTGGCTGAGGTGTTGGCTCTGGTGACATATTCTCTCCGTTTATAGCTGCATATGCTCTCCAAGAGTCAGCGTCACCATAAAACTTATCAAGGTCAAGATTTCCGTTATATCCGCTAATCTGACCAACTGAACTGTACTGTCTAATAGCACACGCATAAGCCCCCTCATTCCAAGGTGTCTCCTGGTATCCAGTTGGTGTGTAATCTGGATACTGCGCAATCCATAATCCGTAATCACCAATACCGTCAATTCTTTCCATAGCACTCTTCTGAATATAGACAAGTGGTTTTACACCAGTCTTAGAGAATACATAATCACAGAATCCTTTAACCCAATCGAAATCGTTCTTACCAAATGTTGGATTATCCTGTCCTTCCCAATCAAGACAAAGAATAGCTTCACCGACGCGATTTCCAACAACATCAAGGAAATGGTTTGCCTCTGCAACATAATCGCCTCCCTCGGCATAGTGATAACATCCGACAAGCTTTCCATTTTCTTTTGCCTGCTGATACTGTCTAACAAAATCTTTGCTGACAAATCCAGTACCCTGAGTAGCTTTCATAATTACAAAATCAGCGGCAACAGCAGATAAATCAATACCTTCCTGCCAACCGCTGATATCAATACCATTAAGTCCCATAGTATTTCCTCCTATCCTTTTGAATGAAATCTCTTTCTATTTGCAGCATTTATTGCAGCGTGCTGACGATATAGTTCCTGCTGACTCATTTTCTTTTTAGGTTGATTCTTCTCATTGAATACCCTTATCAAAGTAAGCAATCTGTTCAAATGCCATTTCTGACATTCCATAGGAATATTGAAACTAATCATCCAGTAATAAATAAGTTCCGCTGTAATCTGCTCTCGATTTGTTGTTACTTTCTTTTTTGTTTCAGTGAACCAAGTAGCAGTCATTGGTAACGCAATATACCTGTTCACTTCTTCTATGTTTGCTATTGTTAAATAGTTGTAGCAATCGTCTGGTACATTCTGCGTAATGGTCATACATCGCACATAGTCAATAATTTCCGCAGTGGTTTTCTCTTTTTTATTTATAAAAGGCTTATTCCACTTAGCTTCCCATTTAGCAACTGAAACCAAAGAATGCTCTAACTGTATTTTTTGTTCCTTTGTATGGATGAACTGTTCATTCTTTTCATCCCATAATTCAACTGAAGGTATTACAATATTAAGCATCTGTACACCTCCCAAATGAATTTACTGTGCCGTTCCCGAAACAACTGTTAAATTCTTATTCTCTGCTGCCGACTGTGCTGCGTCATCCTTAATCTGTGGAATGATTGCATTAATGAAATCAGAAGCAGCATTAACATCTCCAGATAAGAATAATCTCTGAAACAGCACGTCATATGCCGGTGATTCTGTGAACGCTTTACTGATTTCTTCCCCTTTTTCAAGTCTTCTTCCATCTGCCGACTTGATGCCGTATGCAGATAAAATAATTTTCTTAAATGAAGCCATAATTTCCGGAACATTCTTAGCATTTACAATTCCCATGAGATACTCTGCGAGACCACCAGGCATACTTACCTCTAACTCCGTAATCTCTGTTTTGCTAAGGTTGAAATAATGGTCTTCTGTTCTTTCTGTTCCATTGAAATCAACATAAGTAATAGTTTCTTTATGCATTTTGAATTTCTCCTTTCAAATAAAAAGCGACGCCAGCCGAACTGAATACGTCACATAGACTGAATATTTAATTAACCTTCTGTTGTCATCATGGAAATGATTTCATCAGGCATTGGAAGTCTTGGCTCAGTTGATCCAGAACTATCTGTTCCATAAAGAATACCTTCCAGCTTCTGAAGCTTTGTGGCATCTACCTTTGTTGAATCGAATGTCATTGTTGCTGTTGCTTTAAGCTTCTTGCCCTTAACAGCCGCAGTAACTTTAACAGGTGTCGCACTGTATTCCCAGGACATAGCCAATGGCTCTGGACTCTCATTTACAGATGAATTTTGTTTCTCTGATGGAGAAGCAAGACAACCCCATACTAAGTGAAGCTTATAGCCATGGTCATTTGACTCTGTATCATTTCCGAGAATAGTCTTATATGCAAGACCGAACTTCTTACGGTTCTGCTGACCTGCATATACTCCCGGTGCAACCTCTACAGAACCATCACATTCTGCAAACTCATCCGGAGCCATGTATGCTTCGATAGTTCCTCCAGCTGTTTCAGCAGACATAAGATTGAGATACTCGATGTTATCTGCATAAATCTTATTTGACTCTGCTCCTCCAGGACTGTCTGTAATAGAACTTACACCATTCCAAGCAACACCCTTTGTGTAGCCATTTGTCTGAAATGGGTAAAGAGCGACTTCACTGACACCAGTTTCAAACAATCGCTCACCTTCATTATCCCATGTAAGTTTTGACATGTTGATTTCCTCCTAATAATAAATTTCATATACTGTATGATTCAAATTATCCTTGGTATAGGCTGTATTGAACCTGCACATTGGTAACTCAGATACTTTGTCTACTATGTCGCTATCCGGATTACTATCTATAACTGTCACCGAATAACGATTTGAAGACAAATAAACCCTGTCATCGGCGTGCCTCTTATCTTTTCCATTAAGGGCATACACAATGGCAGGGTATTTCATACTAACAGATGCTGGCGGCTGAAAATAAGCTCGACATTCTTTTCCTCTCTCTGGGCAATCTAATATGCCGCAAAGAATACTATGCAGTTTAAGTCGTCTGCTCATTATAAACACCTCCAACTGTCAGAATTAATCGTGGATACTGAACTTCTACGCTCGTAATTTTCCACTTAGCTCCCATAAATACGATATATCGCATATTCTGGAAATTCTCATAAGCAAACGGGTCAGCAATAATACTAAACTCATTTGAAATATTAAGGTTATCATTAAGTGATGTTCCAGTTTCGTGCTGAGCCTTACTCCTATTAACATCACCATAATGATTATGCTCTACAATATGGTCTGTCCATACACCGGGAGCTGTTTCTTCTGATACGGAATAACCAATTGCTCCAAAAAATTTACTCATTTTGAAATTTCCTTTCTAAGATTTATCTTAGCCTGCTAAGTCGCCAGTCTGCTGACCCTTAGTATCTGTGACATCTTCCTCAATAGCAATTGCTGAGTAGACTCTTGTAAGAGCTCCAGAGCAGCGTGTCTCAAGAAGTGATTTCTCCTGGTTGAAGTCGATATCGAACTGAGTGAAGTGTGTGATTTCTCCACCCTTTGTTGCTCCGAGAGAATAATCCTGAAGATTTACGACAAGAGCGATAAGCTTCTTTGTCTTTCCATCTGAAGTCTTTCTTGTCTTGTTAGCGAACTGCTCGGCTGTATTGATGCTGCCAACATTTAACGCTGTAGCAAGCTCAGCCTTAGAAGAGTAGATTCTTCTACCGTTCAAATCTCTTGCAAGAAGCATTACATTTGCCATATGCGGTGTGCAGTATAAGTCTGGTGTACCAGTTCCCTTATAGTTCTCTCTTGCATAAAGTAATGTCTGTACCATTGCTTCAGCGTACACATAGTTATCACCGAAGTTTGCTCCTGTATTTGTTCCCTGAAGCTCAGCCTTCATAGTTGTAATATCGAGATCGGTATGAATTGTGTAAAGGTCGTCATCAAGCCAGATTGGTCTGATATGCTCTGGGAAGATTTTATCCTCTGCACCATCATCACGACCGTCACCAATCATAATTGCCTTAGCGAGCTCCTCGTTAAGGCTCATACGATCAATGCTGTACAGATATGCAACATAATCGAAATCAGTGATGTCAACAATGTCATCTCTGTTAAGTGCATTCCTTACATAAATAGTCTGTGGGTCTGTTGTTCTTCTTACAAGATTGAAGTTTCCTGCTAACTTCTTCTGCTTTCCTTTCTGGTAGCCATGAGCTTTAAGAGTGTCAATATTTCTGATATCAGCCTGTGTTGTTCTGATTCTTGACATAGGTGACTTATGTACCTTAGAAATAACAGTGCTAATCCAACCCTGATCATTAGTAATAAGCTCCGGTGCACCAGGTCTTACCTCTGCATACTCTGGGAAGAGCTTAGAAAGGTCTCCTGTTGCAACGCCACTGCTAGTTGCATCGTGCTGAAGTGCATTCTCCTCTGCATACATCTGTAATGCATTCTTAAAAGTACCAACAGTTCTCATCTTTGCTGTCTCAAGGATAGCCACCTGGTCAGCATGAGAAAGTGTGTTATCCTGTGCCTGTGCACCGTTCTCAAATACGTTATGTTTCATCGCCATTTTATCATTTCCTCCTTCATTATCATCTGAGTCGTCATTGTTTTCATTATCTTCCATAATTGTCCCGATAACGGCATATACAGCAGTCTTCTGCTTTTCTGTAAGTGAGTCAAAGACATCTTCTACAGTCTCATCATCTTCGGACTTTTCTTTTTTCTTATCTTCCGAATTCTTAGTTTTCTCTTCGTCATCTGTTTTGTCATCAGAGTGCATAAATACTGTTACGCCCTCATCATAACAAGCGATAATCCCGGAACCATCTTCTCCATGAGCAATTACATCATCAATAAAAGCTCCAGGATTAGCTCCAGCAAGTACAAGACTAACCTCTCTAATTAATCCATGAATTACATCTGAACCTTTCTGCATTAACTGGTTTGCAAAGATTGAAAGTGACTTTACATCGCCATGCTGTACCAGCTCTTTTGCTGTCCTGCCATTATCTGTGTCATTAAATTCGCAATACGCATACACACCATCTTTACGATTTTCAAGATGTGCTAATCCAAGTACATCATTGACATCATCGTGATTGTGATTCCATACTAATGGCACGGTCTGTCCATTCTGTGCTTTAAAAGCATCTTTTTTAATTACACGACCATCACTACAAGTAAGGTCATTTCGTGTGGCATAGCCACCAAAATCATACTTCATTTTGAATTTTTCCTCCTATATCTTGATTTTCATCATCAGTCTGAGTTGCGATTCCAGAATCAGATTGTGATATGTTACTATTTCTCAATTCATCCGCCTTAGGGTCATCAGATGGTTTCCATCCAATTACCTGACGCATTTCATTTGATGATGCTACTTCATTTCTTGTAAACTTGTCTGTTATCTCAGCAATTTCACTGATTGGTACAAGTTTAAATGGGTCTCTAAAGAACTTGATCGATTTGTTCTTTGTACGGGCGGTCTTTGTAAGGAACTTGCGTTTCATTTCATCAACAATCGCTGACAAAATTGGTTCTATTGTCCTATTGTAGTAATTAAGCATTGTCTTCTCGTCAGCTGTTCCATCTAATATGCTCTGAGTGATACCTAACTGGCTATATAGCATACTCGTCAAATATTCAATCTGCTTCATCAGATTATTCTCAACCGAACGATTTAACTGTGTAACATGCTCCGTTCCATCAATATACGCAATTCCATACTTTGAGCCGGATAACTGTTCTTCTATATCTTTCCTTCGAAGTTCAGCCTGCTTTCTTCTTGCATCTGATTTGATAACATATGGTAGCTGGATAATTAAATCCAATTTTCCGGAACTGCTCTGTTCATCAACAGCATCCAAAAGATTCAACTTTCGAACCAATCTCTGCATTGTAGAATTCGGTTCATTAATAACGGCATAAAGCGGGTTTTCAATAATTGCTACGTTTCTCTTTGGCATAGTAATTGTCTGCCTTACACCTGTCTGTTCGTTATATACCTCCAACTTTACATGCTGTGGATACCAGTCAACCACTTTTCCTACTCGCATTGACGTTATATCAAATCCGTTAGATATATCTGGGTCAATTGTAGTGTCAACAGGTACTATCGCTACAACACCTTCATCCATCATTGACATAACTACATCCTGTATGAATGCTCTTCCTGTCTGGTCAAGATTTGCCTCTAATGATAAGCAATCATTAAGTCCAGATTTTATAACATTTAAAAACCGCCCTTCATCATCCAACTGAACATGCTGAATGTTAATGGCGGCTACATCTAAAGCTATTCGATTGTAAACAGAGGTCACGATAGAACGCTCATTTCCTCTTGTGAGCCTAAATCTGTCTGGTCGATATGCATATCCACCACCTATACCATACTGATAATTGGCAGTGGGGGCTCGATTCAGAAATGCATTCCAGGCGTGTTTCAGTCTGGAGCCAACTGTTAATTCCATTTTGAATTTTTCCTCCTTATTCAAACATATCTCGATTGAGCTTATATGCAACATATGCATCCATCATAGCTGCCACTGCATCAATTTTCTGATCATATCTTTTCTTTAACAATTTACGATTTCCGTTAGTATCCTCTAAAGTAATACAGTTTCCCATCGTAAATGTCATAAGCTCTTCATCGAACAGAAGCATTCTATCTTCTGATAATTTCTTTAATTCTCCAAGGGGAACTGATTCTGTCTTAGCTCCCTGGATTACTTTTTCTACACCAAATACACCATTTTCCTGTGTCCAACGTTCTACGAAATCTTTTGCGTTATATGGGTCGTACCCAAAACACCTTACATCGTAACCACTTTCAATAATGTAATTATCCAAGTCTTCATATACATCCATCATATCCAGAACAGTTCCTTCCATAACAATAAGACTGCCTTCTTTGATGAACTCTTCATACTTCAATCTCATTGCAGACTGTAATTTCATTAATGTTCTCTGTGTTATGTAGTTTCGCGTCTTGACACCAAATGCCCCGTTCGATAATGGGAACAGAAACGTAAATGCACAGAAGTCATCTCCCTGCGATAGATCTCCACCTAAAGAGCATGGCAACTGCCAAAAATCTCTTTTTCTATGTGGCAAGGTTTCTTCGTATGTGAAGTAATATGTATAGCCTTCCATCGGCAGACCAAATCGTTTTGCAAGTATATCATTTCTTGCAGCTGGAGCTTTCTCTGCTCTTTCAACATCAAGCTGATATGTTTCATAGCTGACTGTCTTTCCTAAGTTTGGATTAGCCTTCAACCACATATCTGGATTTGAAACTTCTTCGACAGAATCAAGTTTGTACCACCAGATAGAAACATGAGGATTAATATATTCACCTTTTAGAATGTCCTGCAATTCCATTTTGATTGTATCGCCTGCTCCGTTACGGACTGTACCCTCAGAGCTAATGGCAACAATCAAATAATCGTCAACCTTTGATGCACCCTGCTCAATAGCACCGATTACGTCTTCTCTGATATCTCCAGATAACCATTCATCAACAGTTGCAACCTTGAGCTGCAATCCCTGTAACTTATCTATCCTCATCGGACGAATTTCCAATAACGAACCGGTAAGAAAATTTTCTATTCCTTTCTTGGTCGATGCCAATTTAACTCTATTGGCTTTTGAACCGCTGGTATTCATTATTGAGCCATCTGTAAGAAATTTATAGAATGGTCCTCTTGAACGGGTAATGGCTGTACGAATAGGTGACAGAACTTCCTCTGCCTGTTTCATTGTTGGTGCAGTTGTAATCTGATGTGTTGTCGTGATATCGACATTAAGAAAATAGTTCTGTAAACAAGAACCATACATAGATTTTGCGGCACCTCGTGCTACTATGAGGTACTGCTTGTTAATAAGCCTCTTTCTGATATGCTTTTTAACGTAATGCCCACCATGACCATCTTCCGACGGTTCATAGACACTTCTTTCAACGAAATAATACCAACCAAAAATTTGTTCAGACCATACTTTAAATGAATCAAGAAGATTCAGATCCGAACCATCGGTAAGCGTTAATTCATTTTCGCAGTATAAGATAAATCCTTCAACTGCTTTATCATCGTAATATACTCCAGGATTTGCAATAAGGTCATCAATACGGTTCATCTCCATAGAGATTTCCTTATTTACTGGTATCTCACCTCGAATAACGGCATCACGAAACATGCCGTAATATTTCGGGACGGCTGTGTTTGATAATGCCATATCTTACTCCTTATTTACCTCGCAATTCTTTAATGCTTAATGCGATACCAAGAGCAGAACCTGTTACCACCAGTACATCACCTGCTACTGATAATACATTCGTAACACATTCTCGTCCCTTAGATATTTTCGGCTCTTCAACTTCCGAAAATAATTTTTGGTATTGCTGCTCAAGTAACTCTCTGTTGATTCTGTCTCGCATTTCTTTATCAGACATATTTGATAAATCCATACTTTTTCGTTTAGATTTCGGTCGCGTTTCGCTTTCCATTGATTTTAGCTGGCGAACCATAGCCGAACTAGTGTCAACGATTTTTTTACTTCGTTCTAAATCTTCTCTAGCCCATCTATTAGGATCCGGATGACTTGTATCAATTCTGTTATCTTTTTTCTTTGCGAGATTATCTCTTATATCTCTGTCATATCGCTTTTTACCCCGAGGTGTTAAAGAACCATCTTTGTTCTGATAACGGCGAACACCCCATCTCATACCTTTGATACCGTGGTGTTCTAATTCATTATTCATTTTGAATATTCACCTCCCTGTCTCTTTGCAAATGAAAAGAGACTATGTTTCCATAGTCCCTCATAGTAATCAAATATTTACTTTAACACTTTTAAAGTAGAAGAGCCTATGTTTAAGCTAAGGCTCTTTTAAGTTCTTTCGTTTTTTAAGATGTTTTAAGAGTAATGAAACAAACTCCATTTTTTTATGCTTAGGCATCTTTACTGTTGGAATAATATTATAATCTCTAAGCAATTCAAACTTGTCCTTATAACCATTACCAACAGCAATTTTATCAAGCACTTTATTTTTTTGTTTTGTCATACTATTAACACCTTCCTTTCTTCATAAAAGAGAATGATTTAATGGCGTACTATAATATTATCATAAATCAGCAAAAAACTTAATATCTTTACTTCTTATTAAGCGTATCCAATATTTCTTTTCTTGAAAGTTCTGAATTCGGATGCTTATCTAAATAATCTCTAATCATCTTCTCATCAGAAATACTTTTTGCAATTGTGAATCCTGCTGCATATTCAGCGGCTGTTTTTCCAGCATTTTTTCTCATTAATTCTATCGCATATTTACGAACATTTTCATCAATTTCCACATCTGATAACTTCGTACTTGCAATTTTTTCTACTGCATCTTTCCCAAAGAAAATAGTCGGACTCTTAGCAAGGTTTTTATAACCACTATATCTCGTATCATTAATATCTAATAGCGCGTTATATCCATATTTTTCTAATTCCGAATAAAACTTATTATGTATGCCTTTACTTTGAAATTGCGGTGTTGCCAATGCCTGATTAAATTTGTCGTAAAATTTCTTAGGATTTGTATTAAACAATTTTTCGGCATTATATCCATAGTTAGTTTGCTTAATTGTGTCTAATACTTCTTGCCTAAACTGTTGATCACTATTCATTTTTTGATTAAAAATTTTTCTGGCATTATTAACGGATGGCATTTTTATATCCTTGGTTACCTTTATTTTGTTTTTGTATATGCCATCGTATGATGAACCGAGCGCATTCTTAGCCATACCTCTTTTTTCATTAGGATATAACATTCCATATGCTTTTTTATCATGTCCATTTACAGCAGCATAAAACGGTGCATCTTTAAATGTAGCTTTACTATTTGCACCAATGTTTTGAATTTCCTTACCAGATTTAATGACTTTATCGCAGTAATCTTGTCCAATTCTTGTTGCTGCCTTCTTAGCAACGATTGCTATGGTTATACCACCAACAATACCTAATGCCGCTTCTGTTTTCATTCTTTGTTTTGCCATTGTCTGTGCGGCACTATTAGAATATCCTTTTTGAACATATTTATTAATTAATTTTTGCCTATGCCTCTCTACAGGATTTCTTGACCCTTCATCATATCTTTTCTTCCCTGCATTTTTTAAAGAGCCATCTTTGTTTTGAAAACGACGAACACCCCATCTCATACCTTTAATTCCGTGGTGAGAAAGGGACGCATCGGATTCAGTCTGAGTTGCTGTTACCATCTTCCGTCACCTCCTGATTTTCAGCCATTGTTTTCAACCGCCACTCGTATTCGTTTACTTGGGTTTTATAGCATTCTAATACAGCAGAGCTCATCGGTGGATCGAACAATAATCGAACTTTTAATACCATATAGGATTTTACAAGCTGATAAATTCCACTATCCTGTATAAAATCTGTCCATACAGGAGTTTTATCTTCAATCATAAATCCATTATCAGGACCTACCCCAATCTGTGTCAAAATTGTGAATACAGAATTAATGTGTGTAATAATGTCTAAATCAAATGCGTCATACTCTTCTGACAAACCTAACATTTTTTTCACAGATGTTAATATACTGTCATTCATTCTCTCTGCTGCCATATAGTCACTCCTTTTCAGCTCGAGTAACCCGAATGAACTCAGCCATACAATAGCCATCTCCTACTTCTGTATGAACAGCATAGAAGCCATCAATAACTTCATCATTTTCAAGTTCCACCATCGTCCCAACTGGAATTGTTGTAACGACATCCGATTCTTTATCTGGCTCCTTTCTAACTCTCAGATATCCGCAACTTTCAACAACACCAAAAACTTTAATGTTTTCATTATTTGTATTAGTATCTGCTGACTCTACTGATGACTTAGTAACAGATGCTGTCTGCACTGACTGATTTTCGTTTCTTTCCTCACTCATAAGTAACCTCCTTCTAATGTCTCCATGGACACATATCATTTTTTCTTCTCTCTACAGGTGCATGTGGTAATAAACTTGAATCACCATAATGTATAGCATTGTGAGTATTCAATACTGTTGATATCAAATACTCTGGATTAAGTAAGTCGTCATTTCTATTTATGATGTCCTCTGGTGTAATTGGATTCATATGGTGAATAATAATATTCCCTCGAATTTCATATCCCTCGCAAGCCAAATCACATCCTCTATCTCTGACAACGATTTCGTTTCTAAGTCGTTTCCACTCTTTTGAGTTATAAAAAATTTGATTCAAATATCTGTCAAAACCAAATGTCTCTATTCCAACAGAACCATCTAATTTCAAATATTCAAATCTTTCTTGAAATGTTGGCAAACGGGTAAGCTCTGTATATGTCCTAATCATCCCACTCATATTCATCGCTCTCCATTTGTGTATCCTGTCCACTGTATCCTCTGAAAGCATCAAGTGCATTCTTGTATAATTCCTCTGCCTGTTCTGAAGATTGAATACTTTTTGTTTTAGCCTCTGTTAGAGCTAACTCTTTTTTTGTCTTCTCTAATTCAAGCTCTGCCTGTTTTGTTCCGAGTTTCAAATAATGGACAATAATTTGCGATGGTGCCTTACCAGACCTCATTAAATCCTCAGCACAATCAGTTGCAAGAGAAATCATTTGTTTCTGCCTTGCCTCTGGTGTAATTGCTGGTCGCATTCGCTGACTGGCAGTATCAGAAGATGAGTCTGGCTTAACTTTCCTCATAGTTACCGCCTCCTTTTAAATAATTTCTGCACACTTTACATAAAGTTTCAGCAAGGTTTTAAAGAGTTTACAGAGACTATTACTACACTCTTGTATATGAAAGGAGACAACCTTTAAAGATGAGCCAGCCACCGCTCAGTAACAATCCTATAAACTCTTTAAAACCCTGCTGATATATCAGAACATTTTTCAAAAATTTCCCTCTGGGGAAAAAATAAAGACCGCCGCGATATGGGTGGGGGTATGTTTTTTCAGACACCCCCCTATACCCTTAGACAGTCTGCGTATTTTTTAGTGTTTTCTTCACTTTCTTGTATATGTTTCTAAAATCATATTTGATGATTTCGTCTATTGCTCTTTCGATCTCTTTGTCATTCTCTTCATCCGATAGCTCATCCGATGTCCTTGCGATGCGACCAAGATACGATGCCGAGTGATAGCCTTTCTCCTCGTCATATAGCATCCATTCGGTGAACTGATCGAACGGATCATAAGGGTTGTCAATTGTAGTCAATGCACACTTAGTTACATCCATTCTCTATGTTCACTCCTTTCCATTCAGATACTTAGATACAGTTGAAGTAGATACCCCTAAAGCTTCTGCTATTTCAGATGTACTGTAGCCAGATGCAGATAGAGCTGAAATTCTACCCTGTTTAGCTGTACTGAGTGATGTTGTGGCACGAGGAGTAGCCTTTTGTCTGACAACATCAATGTTAGTATTGTTTAGTATCTGTGTTAGCTTGTTCTCACTGATAGCACCAGCCTGTATAGCCTCCCATTCCTTATCAGTTATATCTATAGAAGTTCTCTTAGCTCCTACAGAATTGCGGGCTTTCGATAGAGCCTGCTGACTCGCCTTCTTAATTTCAGCCTTTGTCATATCTGGGTTGTCTCTTTTCTTAGATTGAACCTCTGCATTGGCAATAGTCTGGGCTTGTCTTTCACGAGGGGCGTTCATTAAAGCAACATTTAATTTTCCCATAAGGGAGTATACTTCAGACTGATAGGTTGCTTTTGCAGAAGCAGAATAGGCAATCTTTCCAGTATTAACCATTTCTCTTCTTGCTTGATTTGCTAAAGACTTCATAGAATTTGCATATTTTGCATACGCTTCTTCCTGTGGGGTGCCGGATGATAATTCTCTGGCATCCTTAACTTCAGCCATCTTTGTACTCTTCTGAGTACGAATTTTTATTTTTCCATCTTTGTCGGTGTATGTCTCTTTAACTTCTTTGTAACTGAGAGAACCATCTTCATTGATAGTAGGACTTCCTTTTCTCTTTAATACAGAAGTTTCAGATTTTGCTCTTGAGATAAGAGTAGACGCGCCTTCATGATAGTGACCATTTGAATCTGTTGTACCTTGGTATTTCTTCTTCAAAGTTGCAATGTCGTTATCAATTTCACTCTGCTTATAATCAAGCTTATGTTTTTGAGCGTCAATAACAACCATACTATGACGAACAGCTTTTGCTAATTCTGGTTCAGTAGCACCCTTCAAAGTCATATCTGTAATAAGGTTAGAAATCTTACCCATTTCAGTCTGAGTATTTGTCATCCTTTGGTATGTTCTACCATTTCTGGTATAGTATTCTTTTCCTTTAGAATCTACTTTTACAGGTTTACTAGAATCTGGACCATATGCATCCTTTGTATCAAAATCCTCTAATCCTTTTAAAGAATGTGTAGAAGTAATTTTTACTTTGCTCTTTGAAGAATTACAAGGTATTACCATTACGGTATCACCATCAAAGTCAGCTCCGGATAATCTATCAGCATTCTTTTTATTAATACCAATGGCATCAGCCGGAGTATTGCCAAGAACCCTCTTTCCTTCAGCTAACTTATTATTTACTTTCAAAATTGGTATCTCGAAAGTTCCTCCATGAGGATAACGAATTAAGGCAACTGTTTCACCATCTTTATAGTTTGGTGCATAAACCTCATTATCTTTAATGGTTGTCAATGGAAGTATTACCTGATATTTCTGTCTTGGCAATGCCGCTGCCTGCAAATGTACAGCAGCTGAATCGCAATCATCAGCAAAGGATTTCAATAAAGTTTTCTTTACTGTAGGATTGGTTAATGAACAAATCTCATCAAATTCAGATTGCTTATCTGCCGTTGCTAGACCCAACTGCTTTTTAATAAGAGATAGACTCTGTTTTGATAGGAACTGAGATGGAAGTGTTTTACTCCATTCGCCCCAATCTCCTTCTTCGGCTCTCTTATTGATTAAAGACAAACTCTGTTTCTTTCCAGTTACGGGGTCTGTATACTTTCCTTTTGGGTCATCATAATAACTTTGACCACCATGTTCCTTTATCAAAGAACCAAAAGGATTATCCGGGTCATTCTTAATATCCTTAAGAACTTCCATTTTAGGAACTGATTTTGATTTATTGGTATTGAAAATAACATCAACTCCATCTGGCATATCATCAGAATAGACAGCCATTCCCTTTAGATATTTCTTTCCATCTACCATTATTCGAACCTGCGCGTAATGCGAATCGCCTAATGATAAATCCTGGACTCCTCTACGAAGTTCTATAACACCATCTTTGTTAATACCACCATCTTCTTTGTATCTGATAGCAAGTCGATTAGAATCCATACTAGAAGGGTATTCAAAGCCTTTTCTAAAAGATTCACCACCATCATAAGAAATATAGTCTTTTACAGAATGTACATCCTCATAATTATAAATATCCTTATGCTCTGTTCCAGGAGGACAGATTACTTTTATGTTTGTCTGTTTTCCAGGATTAGTAACCTGTGGAACTCCACCTCCATAAATCGGATAACCTTCCATTTCCAAAATATAAAGAGCCTGGTTAAGTTTCTCTTTCGATACTCCAAGTTCTCTTTCAACTCCGGTACCGACATCAATCATACCTTTTTCATTAATAAGTTTTCTAAGAACATCAGCAGTGGCTTTCGCCTGGTTCATTCTGGCTTCTGAATTTTCATTCAATAAAGACCTTACAGATGAGTCATTTGCAAATCCCATCTTGTCAGCGATTTCATTCAAACTGTAACCTTTTTCTCTAAGGTCTTTGGCTGTTGCAACCTGCACTGCTCTTCTTTCATCTTTAGCAAGACTCATTTGTGTTCTAAGCTGAGTTGTTGTAAGCCCCATAGTCTTAGCAATATCTGTTTCACTCATACCAGACTTTTTCAAAGACTGCACACGACTCAGAAAGTCTCCACTATGCTGATAAGGGTTATCTCCAGAACCCCATGGATATCGACCAGATCTTCTGGCAACACCGTAATGCATAAGCATATCATCTGAAATTTGAGATAATACTTTAGCTATTCGATTCATCGATTAACCCTCCTGTTCTTTTATTTTTCTTATAACCTTATCGAAGGTAATAATTTTATCCATAATTGGAACGATATCTTCTGCTGTTGGATTATGATACAGAACTTCGTTGTTCTGATAGATTCTTAATTCCATATCAATATCAGCAGGTTTTACTTTATATTCCAAACAAAAAAGAGCGGCATAAATCATAAGCTGCTCCATGTGTGCTGGAATTACGCCTGTCTTCAAATCATGAATTCTAAGTAATCCAGACCTGTATGAAATTGAGTCTGCTGTTCCAAAACAGTTTTCAGAATAAAATAATGTCTGCTCCGGTGTCATCTTGTAACCAATGGCATCATTAACATACATATTAAAAGTCTTTTGTGATTTTGGTAATTTCTGTCCCAAAGAAATACACTGTGCAGCAAATGCATGTAGTACAGTCCCTTTCTGAGTAGCAAGAAATTTTGAATAGGCATCGGCAACTTTATCTTCGCTGTAATTAATCCAATGATATTTACTAGCTCCTAAGAAAGCGTGTTGCCCCTCAAGATTGGAATGATTGTTGAAGTTCATATAGCACTTCCTCCTTGTTCTCTGGACAAATAAAACGAGAAAAAGACATCCTGTTCATTTGATCCACATAATATTCTTGATTAGGCTGTTTATTAGCCGACGCGCTTTTTTTACATTCCAAAGAAGCCCACTTATCATTATAAAGAATTAGCAGGTCTGGAATACCTTGAATATAACTCGCATCATTCTTCATAACGATGCATCCAGGAAAAAGTTTCTTAAGCTCTTTAATTAAATTAGCCTGGAATTTGTTTTCTAACATTTTGTAAGCTCCTTTCACAAATATCAAAAGAGAAAGTGAATGCTGTTAAAAACGCATATTTTACCTCTCTCCTCATAAAAGGGAATGTATTTTTCGCGCGCAAAAAAAAGAGCATAAAAAAAACAGAGACACAATTAAGCATCTCTGTCTCCAAAAATATATTTAGCTGTTATTTCTCAGATACCTTATCAGTATCCATATCAACCAAAGACCTCCTGTACAAATTGTCAACACCAAATCCAAAATTAATCCAGCGGTACTACGCTTCTTTTTATTCTTGCTCATCGTTAAAATCTCCTTTCTTAAATATGTGACTGATTGTGTTTCTTGCCTTATCAGTTACTTCTGAAACTTTTTCTTTTCTGTGGTCTCTACGTTCCTGTTTCTCTATTGCTTTCTGTTCTTTAAGTTCAGCTTTGGCTTTTTCTTCATCTTCAAAAATTTTTATACTAGCATCAATCACTTCTTGAGTTATGTATCTAACTTTTATGATACTTTCAAGTTCAACTCTTTTTCCTTGTTTAGGACTTGTTCCTACAACTTGATTATTAATGCAGTCTTTATATTTTGAATTTGCGTCCTTTAATTGTAAGGGAACTGTCGCCGTTATAAATTTTTTATCTTCTAATAACGATACAACAGTCTCTACATCCAAAGGAAAATCTGGCTGACACATATCCGGAATTGTTATTTTACCATCTTTACTATTCTTTATTTGATAGTCAAGTTTATTAACTATAGCATTTACAAATTCTTTAATGTAAGGCTGAATTAGATTACTGAATATTATTCCGCCAACAGCACCTATTGCTCCTCCAGCTTCTATTTTTTTCTTACCGCCGACTTGTTTGTTATTTTTATTATCCATAACACTTGCTCCTCCATATATCCAGAATATCAATATGGAAACGCAAAATAAAAAGTGCGCCCCATTTGAGAGACGCACCGAAAAAGGCATCTCCCATTGTTGCCACACAATCTTGCTTTTCGTCTAAGGGTACAAGTAAAGAGAGATTACACTTTTTACCAAAGTCATTCCCTTAAACGTTTAGCAATATATGATTGTGTGGCTCTTAAATTATACCATAGCCGAAACTAAATTTAAAGTCGCTCCTTGAGCTGGAACTACCTTCTTGGACAAAAACCCAAAAATTTTTGCTAATTATATATATTTATTAAACTTTTTCTTCGCATTAAAGTTGAAAAAAAAAGTGGGTTTTTGACCAAAGTTGGATATCCAAGAACTCGGAACCCGCATAAATACTGGGTTTACAGGCATTCGGTCTATGGACAAAAACGTTTTAAAAAGTGGGCAGAAAACCCAAATTTTTGACCAAAGTTGGATATCCACTAAATATTTTTCGCACTTTTGCCCAAATTTTTCAGTCTCTGCCCGTTTTTATTTTCCCAAAAGTGGGCAGAAAATGACCAAAAATGATTAAATGGATATCCAAGAATTTAGCCAATTTTTATCAATTTACCCAGTATGTCTCAGCAAATTATGTTGCATTCTTAGTCCTCTTCTCAGAATTTCAGCCTTTGGCATACCATATTCAGTCGATAATTCATCCAAAATAGACTCCTCACAGTCTGACAAACGCAATCTATACTGCTTATTTTTCACTTCTCCGTCGTCTCTAGGCGGTCTTCCACGCTTATTCACCTGTAAATTCACCTCCAAATCTTAAAAATTTCTTCTGTGATACGGCATATTTCTGCGGAATATTGGAATATATGTATACTCTGCACGAACGTAAAAGTCCCTATGACATCGATAATCTGTTACCTTTATAGGCTTTCCAGGCTCAACGACTTTAGATAAGCTTCCGAAAAGTTCCCTTAATCGTTCGGCAAATTCCCTCATAATCTCCTTAACTCTTTCCCACACATCACATAATGCCTGTAAAATGTCATCATATTCCATATCCATTATAAAGCCTCCTTTACATCATAAATACGACTTAATGACACTTTGGTGATTTTTCCATCTTTTTGAACCATTGCGTAACCTACGCTCAAAAATCCAGCTCCAATCTGCAATAATTCATAAGTATCAGTATTTAATTTACATTTGCTACAATCATCGACCACGTTACACATTTCCTGAGTAGCTAAACAAGCGGAACAGGTCGAGTGATCTGGTCTTACTTTACATATTTTCATATAGTTAGTTACCTCCAAATTTTACCTGTTTTACAGTCTTTTATAGCAATTCTTCCTTCAATATGAAATCCAGCCAACTCACATATAGTAAATATAGTATTTAAAAGCTTGTGAAAACGTTCTTCATCTTCTGGTGATGTTTTGTTTTCTACAGGTGTTTTCTCTACATTATTTATTGCACTATACGCAGTTGGGTCCGGATAACCTTCTGGATTTCTGTAACCGAACCCACTAATCATACGCATTTACTTCTCCTTAGCCTATTATTTCTTGTCCTTCTTTTCTTTGTCCAACACATTCATGAGGTTCTCAAAATTGATGTTTGAACCTCTTTCGATCATAGCTTTCGCGATTTTACCAAGCGTCTCCATCTTTGACTCATACTCAAAACTTTCTAAAATTCTAGTTGTAAGTGTGTATACCAAAATAAACACCACAAACAACAGTATTAAAATAGGTAGTAACTCGTTAATTGTCATCTTTCATTTCCTCCGTTTTCTTATCGATTAAATTTTTCCATTTACACTTCTTGTTTGTGCCATCGCCATGAATATCATAACAATCCTCAATATTACAGCCGATGCATTCGTCGATTTCGCCACATTCATTTCTACTTGGCTCGAAGAATATATAATGAATAAAATTCCACCATATTATCAATCCAATGCTGAATGACGGTATTACTACAAATACAATAAGCAGTGCTGTACAAACACTAAAAATTTTTGCTAACATTCCGCATCCCCCTGTTGAACATTTTTTCTATGTAATGAATTTAGGAACTCTTTTACAGCCTCTTCTGAGTTGTTATCAATAACGACTGTTGTGTTTACTGGCTGTACACTTTTGGCAATACTCTTCAAACTCGCATCTATAGACTTTAGAGTTTTTAAAATATCAGTATCATACTTATCATGTGTCATATTGTTTCGTTCTCCTTTCCGTTATGCCATAATTTCTTATCTGATAAATCCCACTCAAGAGTTGCTCCGCATAATGGACACTTTTCATCAATCTTCTTAGCTGAGTGCTGTACCTCTCGCCCGCAAACGCAATATCCATAAATTACAGAACTGACATGAGACTTCCAGTAGTCTTTTACTATAACTGTCAAAATATCACTCCTTACCCATAAGACTTCCTCTATATTTCATAAAATCGTCAAGTTCTTTTTCTGTAGCTTTCCGCTTATTACATCCATCTACGCAAGTATCACAGGAAATCCAACTTGTAAGCATAGCCATATCGCATCCATCACACGGATCTGGCTTCTTATGAAATATCTTTCTTAACCACTTCGGCATTATACTTATCATTCCACGCCTCCAGTAATCAGCTCAGAATACGGAAGCTCTTCAATCCACTTGCAGAAGTTCCTCCATTCGTCCAGCTTATGATTCTTACGAGATTTATAAATATTTACCAGCACCTCATAATTCATCATAACGTTGCGCGTCTGGTTATAACTGCTCGGAAGAAGCTGAATTATCTGCCACCAAATATCCTTGTCATGATTCTCTAAAAAGCTCTGTCTGAAAAGATTCAAATACCCAATAGTTGTTTCAAGGCATGTTTCAGAAGCAATGTCCATATGTTCGTGAGAGAAATCCTCCAGTTTAAATTCCTTAGCTTGGATTTTATGCATGGTACTACAACTGTTAGCAACAGTACCAACTTTGTATGTATCAAATTCTTTCCACCAATATAAAGGTGCAGTAATTCTAACATACACAGGCATCATTCGCATAAATTTTCTGTGTTCTGTGCCTGCATAGGAGAGACACTGCATGAGTGAGTGGTCATTTTTGCCCAATTTAAACCACTCAGCTAAATCGGTCTCATCAATTTCACATCCCAAATACTCACTATCACTCTTCTCCCACGAATTCATAGGATTACGCATACCTTCAATAATAAACTCCATCTGCTCCGGACTCGCCAGAACTACGTGTTCTAATTTAATCATTCACAATACCCTCCAAGTTCAATCTCTACAAGTCTGCCTGCTTCAATTTCTGCGATTTCCACTTCGACGTCTGATATATCTGCAACAACAGACATCTGACCTCTTGCAATTTCTTTTTCGTAGAGTTTTTTAGTTATTAATTCTTTAGCGGCTTCTGCATCATCTTTTTTCACATAGATACCGAATATATTTTCGATATGTCCGTATCCGTAATAATAGGTATTTCCATGAACTACGTATAACATCATTTTGTAGCCTCCAATTCTATTTTTTCGTTACACTGTGGACAAGTTATATACTTGCTTTCTGTAGCTACTAAAGGATGCAAATTATGTGGGTGCCCGATTTCTATATCTTCTTTTTCATAACTGAATAAACACCCACACGAGTTGCAACTGATTTTCTCTTTGGTTCCGGGTTTAATAATTTCAATCATTTACGCTTCCTCCAATTCTCCAAAATATTTTTCATATGCTTCTAAATCATAATGCATAAGATATTTCTTAGCTTCTTCCTCAGACAATGCGACTGCACAATTTTTATAATCTGTTTCATATGTCAAAAGCCAATGATTTTTTAAACTTTTGAATATCTTTACATTTTTTCCACTATATCTGAGAGTCATATTAAGCATCGTTCCGGTATATTTATATTCACATTTTGTTGATATCAACTCCATTTTGGTAGTATCGTATTTAAGGCTGTTAATTACAAATATCATTTTATTACCTCCTCGCTTTCAAATTTTTCATATCGCTTACTTTACCACTTTCTTTCACAATTCCACGAAATTCAACCACTTCTTCGGAGAGGCTGACAAAATATCTTTTTCCTTGATATTCCACAATATCTCCGAAGTAGTTGATATCCATTTCTGGTCGTGAAGAATATGCAAGAACATTAATTTTTGTTGTTCGATTCATTATCTTTTCCTTTCTCTATCCATCTTCACATCAATTGCTTTCTGCATATCTTCTGGTGAGATATTAAAAATGGACTCCAGAAGTTTCAAGCAAATATAAGCATCTGCCATCTCTTCTATGAGTCCAATTCTGTCACCATAACCTCTAATTTGTTTGCTAACCTGCTGTGTGAGTTCTGCAAATTCCTCCATAGCAATAGTGCAATTCAATTTCCAAGGTCTCTTATTTATGCTATTTCGTATAGCTCGCCTTCTCTCTTTATCAGAAAGTTCAATATTACTATTTAAACCTTGAATAAATCTAGTTCTATTCATTCTCCAGCTCCTCTCTGAACATTAGCTTTCTTTAATTGCTCCGCAGCCTCTTTTCTTGCGTCATATTTGAAAATATCAATCTCTTCAAACTTATTATCTTTCTCTGCAAAGAAGCGGTTAATCTTAACCTTTTCTCCATTTGGAGTAATCACATAGAATACGCCAACGGTATCAAAGTCCCCATTTTCTGTGTCATATAAGAAATCCTCACAATATACATAGAATGGTTTTGTTGACGGCATATATGGCATAGTGATAGGAAACATCTCGTCCATAATCTTATCAATTAATCCGCTATGATAAGTATTGTTCGGGTTATTGATACTCACACATACAGCTCTTGCTACATCGTTGTAACTAATTAAGCCATCTTCTTTGATATGCTTAAACAAAGAACTCATTCGTTTGCACTGAATTGATTTCTCTCCATTTTTCTCAAAACTAGCACCGGCATCCCAAATATCATCAGTATCTACAATTGGTGTTAATGGCTTTCCTGCAATTAAGCGGTTAAGAATATTTCTAGTAATTCCAATACTCATACCACTATGTTCATCCTCCATAAGACTGTCAAATGCCTTTAATGCACTTCTGTAGCAAGCACATCCATCGCCATCATCACCAGATTTCTCATGTTCGCAAGCCAGCTCCACCTCATTTTCAGCCCATAAATCCATAGAGGTCTTTTCTCTGCAAGAATATAAAGACACATTCCTGTCATCGATATAAATATTTGCAAATATCTTTCTGGTATCTCCACCAAACTCAGTAATAATTTCTGGAAGATTCTCATTAACAGCGTCAAAGACAAGCCCTTTCTCTGAACACCAGTCAACAGCCGCCTTTGTCTGTTTCTCGTTTCTACAAGTCCAAAGAATAACCTTATCACCATTTAACTGACAATTCATAAGGAAATCAATAAGTTCCATATTTGGCTCGCCGATATCAGGGTATTTGTTCTCACATAAAGTTCCATCAAAATCTACTGCAATAATATTATTTTCCATTGTATTCGTCTCCTTTAAATAAAAATAACCCACAAGCCTATAAAAGACTCATGGGGTCACATATACTATATTTTTTTCTATTCTAATCTTTCAATATCTTCATATTTGATTTCTACTGTATCCCAATCCTGACCAGGTAAATCCACATCAGCAATATATGCGACACCTTCTTCTAGGATTTCAACAATCGAAGCTTTTCTTCCATCTTTTAATATAACCCTATCATACAGATTTATTTTCATTCTGAAGCCTCCTTCTTTGTAACATATGCACTTGTTAATTTAATACCGTCATTACCGTCATCTATCCAAGCTGTAAGAACATTTGCTTCTTTTTCATTAGGACCTTTTAATTTCATGATTTGTTGGTACCTCATTCCGTATCCGCCATCGCCACGCTCTTCTAATTTAGTAACATCAAAATGTTCATTGATACTATTAATTAACTCGTCAGCGTTATCTTTCGTATATCCCAATGCCGACTTAAACGCTCTTGCTTTATTCGGTGCTTTATCTGGATTAAGTGCATATTCTGTAAATTTTTCTCTAGGTATTTTTGTTGTTTTTATTGTACCATGTTTCTGCACAGTTGCAACTCGTCCGTTATCTTTTATAGGATATGGCGGACCATTTCTAACACCCCACTTCATTCCTTTTACACCACTATGCTCAACTTCCAAACTATCCAGTCTATTCTTTATCTTATCAAGAATATCCTCAACAGTTTCTCTGGTTCTAGGCGCAAGTTTCATGAATTCAGAATGTTCGGCGTACCAGTTAAATATTTCATACAAATTTCCTTTAGCCCAACTAAAAGCCCACCAATCACAAATCATCTCCACAATATAATCGTATGGCATTTCAAGAATAGTCTCTAATTCTCCATTTTCCATATCGTCATGAATAAGTATCCAATACTGCCAGTGATGTGGGTTTCTATGAATATGTATCAGCCATGCTTTTTCATAATCCTGGACGACTTTATAAGACCTGTTATTTCCATAGAAATATTCATCGTATGCATTATACTCGTCTTCTTCATCCTTCGACTTATCGTGAGCAAACTCAATCTGCCAGGCTGCATCTGAAATATTATTCGTAACATCTGGTAAATTTTCACATAGCCAGTCAAATCCTCTTTTAACATTAGCCCTGTGATTTGCTAAATATTGGTCATACTGGAAACTCATTTCTTCACCGCCTTTTTCGTGATTAACTTTACAAACAGTTCCTTGGCTTCTGGACCATCGATCGCATTAACAATATCAACAGATTTATTCGGCAACTGTCTTCCAACACACAGTACACCTTTATTGGTCTTATCATCATAATCAATACTTACTAAAACTGTATCTCTCATTGAGTATCCTCCTTTCGGTACTTACTATAGTTAAAACAAGTTAAACACCTCGGGCATGATGAGCCTATACGCAGCACACCTTCATTTTTCCTACTGCATTCGTCATAAAAAATACTTGAATCATACATTTTATCTGGTGTTGTTATAGCTACATGTGTATATCCTTCTTGTTTTCGTTTTTCTAAATATGCAATTACCTTTTCTATTTCTGTACCTTTATTCATTCTTCTCCTTCCAATTTACAGGTCTTTCTGATTGAGTATTGCAGCCATGATCTAAACACTCACAACAAGGGTCACATTTCTCGTCCAAGTCTTTATGCTCACAGGTCTTGCAATATTTTTCAAAATCAACTTCAAAATATAAATTCTCCATAAAGCGCCTATCCTTTATATGGTATCTGTTCTACATCTCCGCCAGGAGTAGTGACTGATTGCATAAGCTGTCCGGTTGCTTCGTCGAAATATATATTGTCCATAGCGTTGTTCCATTCATCAAACTGCTCGGAAATATCAAACCCTTTTGTTCGTCTGAGATTGATAAGTTCATCGTGAACAACCCTTCTCCAAGCTCTGGCAATTTCTTTTCTACTCTGTGAAAGAATACTATACAATCCGTGCTCATTTACAAAACTTACAGATCTTCTCTGACCTGCAACTACCATTGGTAGGTTCAGCTTTTCATCAGCCTCACACATATCAAGCATTCGCCACGTATTTCCGTAACTATACTCGATAATATTTGCTATATCTGCTGCCTTGAACAATGGTTCATCCAAATCACCATATACATCAAGAACACTACTACCTAATCGTATCTGTCCTACTACCTTTACTGAATTGTTTACCATTTTACGTATCTCCTTTCATTAAACGTCTTTTTCTCTTTTAATGCTCTGGCTATGGCTGTATCAATTCCAGAGCGAGATTTCAAGTGATAATAATATAAGTCTTTAAATGGTGTATTCATTCTGTCAATCCTTCCTGCTGATTGAGCCATTATTTTGTAAGAATAATTTTGTGAGAAGAATATAATTGTATCCGTTGTAATGCAGTTCCATCCCTCTGCTCCAGCATTGTATTGAACAAGATAAGCCCATTTATCACTTGTCGGAACTGGTTGATGCTTATGACCGTTCCATTCTGCAACTTCATATTCTGTTAGAATATTTTTCAATAGCTCCAACTCATAATCAAAGTTGTAAAATATAATAGCTTTCGAATGCTTCTCCATAACCTCAAGCAACGCCACTTGTCTTGATTCATCCATATTTACAAGCTTCCGCCATACATAGCAAAGACCTGCTGCATTCTGGATGGGTTCATTTTTATATGGGTCCCATCGATTTTTAGTTACTTCCTTATATTTAATGGAGTCATATCCAACATAAATATCTTCGTGGTGAGATACCGTTTCTCGTTTGAAATCCATATTAACAAGAATTTTATTCCGAAGCCTGGTTAAACGTTCTGTATTAAGATACCTGTCAATCTTCGGAAACTTGCTAAATCTGCTATAAACAATATGTTCTCTTGTAAATTCACTTCGATTTTTATAGAATCCATTCGCAACAAAAACCGGTATATAATCTTGCCAAGTGTCCCCGGGTGTAGCAGATAACAAAATCCACTCGTTACTTTTCGCAATCTTCAAGAATGCCTTTACCCATGTTCCGCTTCCAACGACTCTTTGTTCATCAAATATAAAGAAAGCGTCTTTTACATCTGAATACTTCTTCACATTATTCCATGAATCCACAATCACTTTGTTAGAATATAAATTCACATCATCATGTGTAGACAATAAAAATGGTGCTAATTCCCCATCCCATTCACAAGTATCACGCTTTCTGGCGGTCGTTATAATGTACAAATCTTTAGGTGGGTCATCCATTGGTTCATAAATATCAGTCCCAATAATTCCACCATTTCGCACATAGTAATAAGCTATTGAAGTTAAGGATTTTCCACTTCCAACACCACCACATAAAATGCAACCTGTTTTCATCCTTTTTATTGCATCTAATTGATAGTTTCTTAATGTAACACCTGCCATTTATTTACCCTCAATGACAAAACCATCCTCAACTTCAACTTCGTATCCAGCACCTATGAGATTTGCTTTAGGTCCGCACAGAAGCAATTTTGTACCGATTTCTTCATCTGATAATTTCTGATATTCAGAATAATATCGTATTATGGAATCCTGCACAGGTTTCGTTACACAAATCTTTGTGCAATCAAATGTGCTCTTTTCTGTAACTTCTATATTGCATATCTCGGCTACATAACCATAAAAAGCTACCAGTCCCTGCTCGCACTTTTTCTGAGAAATTGAATATTTCTTTTTCATATGGTGTCATCCTTTCTTTGTTATTAAAATCTTCTAATCACCCAAATATTCGAAAAGTACATAGGTGTATACCAGTATTTGCTCTTATCGTCATCCGTGGTCATCGGATCTGTTATAGAATTTCCAACTTTTATATAACCAGCTACACCAAGTAAAGAAATTTGTATATAGCACATAAGAGCAACTGTTTCATCAATATCCTGTCCGACAACTAGTAAATGTCTTTGAAAGTTCATCGATGGCATTGCTTTTTCCATCTTTCTTTTAATAGTATTAATAGCAGCTATAAGGGTTGCTCCTGCTCCACAGCATTCATCGGCAAGAGAAATATAACCTTGCTTTTCCAACTTATCTTGAAGATTATTATCTAAATCGCTAGTAACAACATCTGCCATCAACTGACAAACTGAATATGGTGTGAAGAACTGACCGGCTGAATTGTTACCAAGTCCTAAATCCATAAACATTTTCCCTAAGAAATCCTGTTCTGGATTAGCATCCAAAGCCATCGTTGTATATGCAGCCAGTTTAGGAAATATCATCTGTTCGTCCTTACTGTATTTATGAATGATACTCAAATATCTTTCCTCTCTGTCTTTATAATGAAATTTATCAAGAGGATTTGATATTGCACAAGCAAACATGATCACAAAATCTCTCCAAACATCAAATGGTCTATGAGTTCTTGTCAGTTTATTAAACTCATTCAGAAAGTCTTTTGAATATGTCCAAACCGGCATTTTTTCTGTTTTTATTTCTACTTTTTGTTTTGGTTCAACCGTTTTCTTCTTATCAATGTTCGACAAATCAATTGTCGGTTCCCATTGTTCCCATTTCTTTGTGACTTTCTTAACCGGTGGCTTCGGTTTTTTCTTAAAGAACATATGCGTCTCCTTTCAAAATATAATCACCATCTAAAAGTCTCAGATGAAATATCATCTCCTGAATAATTAAAATAATCACCATCAGCAATATTAGATAGTGCCTGCAAATCATCAATATTATTACTTTTTTCTACAAGCTGTCGTGAAATGTACATTACAGCCTTTTCTAATTTCTGTAATGCACTGATTGCATTGCTGATTTCTTCTTTTACTATTCGGTCTTCAATCTTGTCAGTTTCGCCCATGATTATCTCCTTTCAAAATATAAATGGGTGCCAACCATAATTAGCTGACACCCGCAGATTTTAATGGAATGGAACCTCGTCCTCTACCGGAGCTTCTTCTCTTGCATATTTTTCAGCAAACTCATCCTCTTCGATAGTTACATACATCGTCTTAACATATGCCTTAATTCCAGTCTTTCCATTTACTTCCCAGGAATATGGTCTAATTACCAAATCAACATTACTGATTTCAGCGAAATCTAATGTGCTGATAGAATCCTCATCTAATTCAGTAGTTGTTCTTCTAGTAACCATATAAATCTTTGGTGGAATGTTCTTGTAACTTACAGCGACCTGAATATAATGCTTTGGCTCATCTCCCTCATCTCTAGGCTCAAGAATTCTTACATTCCATCCATCATTTGATAACTGCTCAACATCCATGTCATCTTCGATAAGTACGCAGAAGTTTCTGTCTCCAGCACGATTGTACTTAGACTCTTCCCCTCTGAAGTTTCTAAACATAATGTGAGCCCCTTCAATTTTAATGTTTCCTACTGCTTTATTAGCCATGATAAAAATCTCCTTTAATTGTTATTTAGTTTCTACAGGTGGATTCATCACCTGACTTGAAATCACTTCTGAAATATCATAATTTTTTTCACAATCCATATGATATGCGTCATCATTGAAGTGCGGACAGTCAAAGCAAGTTGCGTATTTAGCATCTCCGCAAGGCATAAGCTTTGGTGTATTCTGCTTCTTCTCCGTTATAAATGGGTCATCCGACACAAACATTTCAAAATCACCATATTGAGAAATAGTATCTACTGCCTCATTCACAAGTTTGTCATAGTAAGACCTGTCAATGTCATCAACTTTATCAAGTTCTCTGACCATCTCAGATTCCAGCCATCTATATCCCTTTGTACCTGTTGCGGCATAATATTTACCGTCTTTCTCACGCATAAGTAATCCACCACCGCATCCGTCTTTAATCGGACAGAACTGTCCAACTTTTCCGATAAATCGATAATTGTGTCCCTCTGCAATAAGCGGATTTAATTTCTGGCAGGTGCTTTCAAATGTTGTATCTGATAGCAGCCCTTTTTTGAAATCGCTTTCAGCTTTACTAAATTCTTTTTCATATTGAGACACATCCGGTAAGTCCTCATTTAAGTCCAAATATAAAGAACCGCTTACAGACTTCGTTTCACACATATCCTCGAATTTAATATCCTCTTTACTAAAGAGACACTTAAATACATAAGGAATCTGAAACTGAGTTCCTGTAGCGGTCCATGTTCCTGGTTTTTCCGGATCATCGTCAGCCAATTTTGCAACATATACAGCATTGTTGACCAAGCAAATCCTGTCAAATATATGCTCTACCTCGAAATCATATCCGTGACGTTTGCCATACTTACAAATGAAATCAAGAATATAATCATCCGGATTTTCAATCTTAATAGAGTCCGTCTTAATGTGAATTACTTTGTATCCCTGTGTTTCAACTTCATGTCTAAGGTCAATCATAAACAAAGCTCCTCGCTTTGCTACAATATTATCCTTATTCCTTGAGTCTCTGAAGGCATTCATAAATCCTGCGGCTGTTAATCCGTACACAGAATTAATCGCAATCTTCAATGCTTGAGCCAGTGCCTTTGCCTTACCTGTATCATCAAGATATTTGGCTAATGCACCTTCAAACATATCTCGTACCATATCGAAATCACCATGCTTAATATAGATACGAATGTCCAAAATATCTTTGAACCTCTTTGTGAAATCTGGTCCAAATAAGCACTCTGATATAGCTGAGTTAGGATGCATCGAACCAACATCTTCTGTTTCTGAACTTCCGTACATTCCAGGAGCCGCCCATACTTCTCCGCCTTCTCCAACTTCCTCACCTCTGTAAAGGGATTTTCCGTTCTCGAATCTATAGTCTGGGAAATATGGTAATAAACTATCACCTTTGGGTCCGTGGAATGGCTCAGCCATCATCTCCGGTTTTGCCTCTTTTAAGAATGCTAACACATCATCTGGTAATTCCGTAACCGGCTCAGACAAATCTCTATACATAAATTCACTCTGAGGATTACGGTTCTTTCCAAATATAAATTTTGTAGTCAAACTATTGGTAGTATCATTTACTGAACCATTAGCTAACTCTGCCAAAATCTCTCTGGCAACGAAATCACCAAGATTTGCTTTGTATGTAGCCTCTGTGGCGATAACATCATCATCACAATATTCAGCTACTTTTGTCCAAAGTTCTTCTGGAACAGGCTGGTCCCAAGGAAGTCCAAGCTCGTGATGCTTTATCTTTTTACATAATGCTCTGACTTCATCGTCCATCTTCGAATGCGGATCATTAGCCATGTTACTCAGCTCAATTTCCCACTTCTTAAGAGATTGCTTCTTTGAACAGAAATCATATACATCTGTGAATGAAATATTGTAGGCTTCTCCGAAGAAACAATTTGGACTGTTATTAATAATCTTTTGTGATAAGTTAAACAGTTGTTCGTTTGTATATCCCATCAATCTGGCGTACATAATATGATTATCATATCGTCGACAGTTAAATCCGACCAATCTAAGCTGTATTAATTCCTCAATTTCGCTTGGGGTCGGATTAATCATTCTAACAACAGGCTTTCCCTCGCCCTCGATTTTCCAGTTGACCAGAAACAGGTTCGGAAATACCTCAATATCATAGAATACAAGCTTTGCATCATCATTCTTTACAGCATTTGAATTTTCTTCCGATTTAAACTGCATCTTGTTGACGAGCTTAATACAATACTCTGCCTGATGAGAGCTGTTCGCTGCAAATGCTAATACCGCATTTCGCATATCTGTTACATCATATTTGAGTTCACTACTATGAGCATCCTCCAATATTTTGTATATGAAATCGATACTTGGCTTAGTTCCTGGGTGGATTTCCTTATTGAGATTTCTCTTTATAAGTGTCCTAAGTCCTTTCTCGCTTTTTATGGCATCAAAATTTACCATTTTGTCTTCTCCTTTCATTGGTAACCCAGAGGATATAGTAGCTATTGGTAAATCGTTGCATTTCGTTAGTTTTCTTCTTAACGAACTTTTACCTGTAAATACCTTTACCTCTATATGGTCATCGTAGATTCTGCTTAGCTGAGAAGGGTCTCCAGAATATAAATAATGGAGATGTATCCCTTGACCACTTTTACTCAACTCTGCATAAGTCGGTGGCAACTTACTGGCGGCTTCCAAATTCTTTTCGAAAGATTTATTTCCCGTTTCATCTGGAATATCAAAATCTACAATAATATGATTTTCTGGAACTTTCACATAATGAATTTGTGATGTATCCAGAGCAGATAATTTTGTTTTTACTTTTTCCCATTTCTGCTGTGGGGTTTCATTTTGTGAAGCATATTGTGCTGGACAATCTGCACATACAGAATCAAATATTGACTCCTGTTCTTTGAACTCTATCTGATAAGTTTTTGGTGTCTCTTTTTTCTTTGTTTGAGTATCACTTTCAAACTTATCTGTTCTGAATCCTATGTAATAGCTTCGTACTCTTGAACCATCATCAAAATTAAATCTCTCTTGGAAATCCTTGAAATAGTTTTTCAATTCTTCCTGGAATGCTCTTCTCGATAACGGATAACCAACTTTCGCTTCATCGCAGTAATTCTTATACATTTCCCATGCTGCCTTAAGTGTTGTTCCATCTTCTTTTTTAAACACATAATAAGAATCAGCTATAAAGTTATAGAAATCGTTAGATGCACCAAGCATTGAAATTGGAATATAATCATCGTATCTGCCAGGATTATCCAAATATATTTTCTGGCAATGATAAGCAATAGCTCCAAGTTCAAAGCCGACCTGTTTCACAATTGTTTTGTATTCCTTTGGATTAAGTTTATTTCCAGATGGAGATACATCAATCAGTCGTCTTATAAGACCGGATTTGGCATCTGTAATACGTACAGGTTTATTAGTTCCCATAAATAAGAAACATTTGAAACGGTTCGCATATGTTGATTTGAATTTCTCATTTACAGTCATTAACTCATGCGAGACCAAACTGTTAAGCCTCGTATTGTCTTCAATCCTTGATAAATCTCCATCATGCTGAATAGCTACTAACGGATTGCTTTTAAATGCTTCTAACGCAAAAGAGTTACTACTAGACCCCAATGCTTTCGCGTCAAAGACTGAATAGTAACCCTCAAATAACTGTTGAATAATATTTAAAATTGTTGATTTACCTGTACCAGCTGCTCCGTATAGTACAAGAAATTTCTGTAATTTCTGCGATTCACCACATACTATGGAACCGATAGCCCACTCTATTTTCATTCGTTCTTCCGGAGAATATAAAGTGCTAATCAGTTTTTCGTATGCTGTTAAATCCCCCTCTTCAAGAGGATAATTGAGTCGCTTGCTTGCATAATCCTTTTTCGTCGTTTCCGTATTGGAAAATATAAGTTTATCATCAAGCGTATGAAAACTGTCTCGTAATTGCTTCTGACAGTATTTATGCCAAGAGTCAATCATTCCGCTCTCAGCGTCCCACATATGCAGGACTTTAATATCTGAGTTAAAGCGTTGGCGATTCTCCTCAGCATATCTATCCAGTTCGCGGTCTATAAGTTGTAAAGCATCCTGTTCGTCAGTAGACCATAAACCACGTTCTTCTATCCAGATAGCGTAAAAATCACCACCTCGAATCATAAGATCTGTGCTTTTTTTTATAAGGAACTTTGGATAGATTTCTATTGTTCCGCGCTTTGTACTACGCGTTGAAACCACCATAAAATCCAACATCACATTTTTATACTCCTTCCGATTCGTTCAACTCATCAATTTCTTTTCGCAAAGCTACGATTTCCTGCTGCATTCTTTTACTCTCAGCACGCATTGTCAATAGGTTCAAACCTGCAACAACACCAAATAATGTTGCAGCCTTATTAAATTTGTTCTGATGCACCAGTGCTTTGTAAATGTGTATAAGATGCTTATCTGTAGCATCCATATTTCTAAAAATATAACTTACTAAATCGTTCATAATAAGTAATCTCCTTTCAAATCAAGTAATACTGTCAAGATACCAACATGCCTGATACCAAATTTCCACTTTTCTCAAGTCATAGTGACAATTTTCAAGTGTGAATAATCCGCCTTGCCCATCTGGCTCATACTGCCTCTCTAAAAATCTTGTTACAATATCTTCAACACGATTCTCATTAAATTTTCTGTCATCCATAGAGCCCAGCCCAAGATTAGTAATCATATTCCAGAACCATTGTCCTGTTCTGTCGCCAATCTCTGGGTCGTCCATAATATGTTCCTCTAAACGAATTGAAAGTGCTATTAGCATCTCCAATACGCTACATGGACTATCATCCAGATAATTCGCTATAACAGAGCAGTCATATCCGTTCTCGTATCCAAATCGATAACGTAGTTCAATACCGTCCTCAAATCGATTGCTGTCCATAGTAAGCTGATATGTGAAATCCATATTGTGGAGAAAATTTAATAGCTTTCTATATGATAATTTCTTCGGATATTTTGTATCACATACCAGACCATACATCCAATCGAAATAATCAAATTTTAATTCGTCTCTGGTCATTACATCTCCGTTCTATGTGGATGAGTTTCAAAAATTTCCTGATAGTTTCTCTGGTCTAACAGAATTTCATAATCGCATTTCTTAGCATCGTTTCTCACATAGACGGAGTCATCCTCATACTCTCCGAAATGCTCAAGCGAATCTTCCCCAACAGTTTCTTCAATATCATCCACAATTTCATTCATATCATCTAGTAACACTCCGTCAGCCGTATATGTAAGACTTATTTTTTCGTAATAATCAAACTCTCCAAAATCTGACGGCTGTATAACATATGGTCTGTCAACAGCAATTTCCTGCTTCTGTTTTTTATCTTGCATATCGCTATAATTCACATAGCCTTCCTTCTGTAATATTGCTGAATATGCAGCAATACTCGGTTTATCTACAGTTCTACTGTCAGCAGTTTTTTCAACAACAGGCTCTACTGGTTCGTCTTTTTTATCCTCATCAAATACTCTTCTTGAATTGAAGTCTTCCTCTGCGAGCTTCTCGTACTTATCTTTAAAATATGAGTATGTACCAGCCACACCAATTCCAACGCCAACTACAGAACCAATAATAAATGCTACTTTACTATTCATTATTATCCTCCTCTGTCTTGATAGTCATAACGGTTAATGCTAAACCGCCAAAAAGTAAAGAGGCACTCAACAGAATGCCTCCTGTAATATGTCTTTTTCGATGGGTATCAAGAATATAATCCATCATTGATATGAAGTTACCGATTTCTTCCATAATTAGTGGTCCTTTCCACCGAATAAAACAGCCAGACCACTCCAAAAGCAAATTCCTGCAACTGCTGATAATGTTAATCCTACTACATGCATAACAATTCTCCTTTCTATTCTCCACTTGAAAAATAGTGGTTTCCAATCTGAAACATAGGTGTTCCATAGTTTCCATATCTATCAGCTGTAAAGAATATAACATCGTAATTCTTTCGGTTACGAAGCTCTTCGACTACAAGCTGGCAAATATAATCGTCAATATAGCATCTGTTGACTCGTCCATTCCACATAGAAGAAAATTGACTTGGCTGATAAACTACTTCATAAACTGTATTAGGAAAAGAAGCAGAATCAACACGATTTAAAATTGTATCAATGACCAATCGTTTGCCTTCTTCGCATTCTCCCTCAGCTTCAGCCATAGTAACAAGAGCTACCAACTCGATATCATCATTTGAAATATCGGTATCAATTTCACAAACAACATCTTGAGGTGCTTGCTCTTGCACTACTACTTCCTCCTTCGGACTAAATGATACTTCTTCAACCACCTCAGTTTTGACAACCTCAATTACTTCTTTACCTGTAATTTCATCGTTTTCACTTGTCGTAATTGGCGATGCTGCTATGCAAAAAGAACTGGCAATTATCAGTAGTATCATCCAAATTATTTTTTTCATATGCAAATTCTCCGTTTAAATCAGATCTAATATATTGCCATCCACATTGAAATCTAATAAAATAGCTGGCTCATATGATCCGTCTTCTGTCTCTCTGTTTGTTTCTAAGATGCCAAAATCTACGAAGTTATCACCAACTTCATTGTTCTTGTTATATACCCAGCCTACAATCTGACCTTCCTTAGTTCTGTCAATTCCAAGCATATCGTATACATCATTTAAGAACACATATCCTCTGGCATGTAAAAGATCATTTGCATACTGCTGCTGTCCGCGTAACATAAGTAAATTGTACTGTGTATCTTTCTCATATCCCTTGCAAGTCTCGTCAAAGAATCTTGCATATCCGCTGTCTGCCTTTGCCACATTGACAGTAGATTTTACTTTCTTCTCTTTACCTGTCTCCGGGTCTTTTACAGTTTCCTCGAATTTCTTTGCCTTAATATCATATTTCAGTTCCTTATCAACCTGCTCTCCAAATCTTTCAACAACACGATTACGATATTCTTTGAAAGACTTATCGACAGTTGCGTATGCTGCAGCCAAAGCTACATTTCTCTTTCTGAGAATATTATTAGATGCCACAATACTTGTAAGTGATAATGCACCTAATGCAATAGCCGGAGCATATAACTTAACAAGCTTTACTCCAGTCTGTGCGTAAATGATAGTCAAATCTTTCTTTGCATCTTCCTGTGAATAGTCCGCTTTGATTTCCTCGTTTTCAGAGCATTCATGCACAGCATCCACATCTTTTTTATGCTCTTCTAATACCGTACTTAATTTTGTTGTCGCTTTACAAGCCATTACTGCACTTGCAACTGTTCCAACAACACCAGCTACGATAAGAATTTCTGGGCTATGCTTTTTTACTTTAATAGTTGCTGTATTTACAACGGTTGTTACTTTTGCAATGATTTCATTTTTTTTCATGATTATTTGTTCTCCTCTTCTAAAAGTTTTACATGATCAATGAGATGCTCTAAATACCATCTCGCTTTTTCTAAGTCCTGTATGCCGTTCTTATTTTTCCAACGGCACATATATTTGAGTACATTTCCAGTGTCAGTAGCTTCAATGCCTTTCAAATCAAATGTAAATGCCTCAATAACATCAATTACCTCTAATCCAGTTTCACTCTGATAATGAGCTGGATGTGATACCATGACATCTTTTGACTCGTACATAATCTGCCTCCTAATCTATTGGGTTTGCTCTTGGGAACTTGATAGTATATCCATCCCTAGTATTAACAACTCTTGCATTTCTGATATTATCAGTCCAGCCGTAGTTATTTCCTGTCCACGGACCGTCAATACCAACCAAATCGAAATAATCCGCAACACTTACAATTCTGTAACTTGCAACGATTTCGTCCATAGCAGCTAATACATTTTCCGCTTCAGTTCTGGTGTTAAAGTAAATATCATCGAAATCGCAACCGCCAATAGAACTCTGTGCATTGTAATTTCTTCTGCCGTTCTGTGCTGGGTCTTCGTAATACTTACGATAAGATACTTTACTTGCCGTAGATCTTCTGCCTCCAGAACCCTTAACTCCAAGAACTGCTTTAACGGCATCAAGAATAATATCCTTTACGGCAGGCACAACGATATCCTCAAAAATGTAGCTTTTTACGTTATCTACATCTTCCGGAACAAATATCCCTGCAAGTTTATTAATTCCGCTCTTTTTCTTTGTCTTAACAGAACCGGATACAATTTTTTCTACCTTCTTTTCTGGTAGTTCAGCTTTCGCTCGTTCTCTCGATTTATGTGAGTTGGACTTGTATTCTTCCATCCTTTTCCTCCTAATTGATAACCATTAATTCCCCAGGCAAAGTAATTTTCGATGCTGGCATACGGTTATTATTTTTCTTAAACTGATACGCTAAATTACTCTTTGCTTTCTTTTCAGATGCTGCGTATGTAGACCCCGCCCAATTATTAGCAATACACTTGCCGAATTCCATAACTGGACCATTATAAGCATACTGGTTCATAACAATACCTCCACAATAAAAAATAAGAGAGAAAGCACCTTGTTATAGGTACTCTCCCTCTCTCCTGTCAGAATAATAATTCTTTAATTTTCAGAATCATTCTCATCAACTGTTTCAGTGTTTTCATCTTCAATTGAGTTCCCATTCTCGACAACACGAAACCCTTTACGCGCTTTCATTTCCTTCAGTTTACTAACTGCTGGTGCTACTACGAACTTGTAAGCTAAACCGCCTGCAATCATAGCCACACCGATAGTTGCTACCTTACTGAATCCTCCTTTGGAAGCTGTCTTTACGATTTCCTCTGTTGTGTCCATAACCTCTTCGTTGTTCATGATTTCATTTGTTTCCATAATGTTAATCTCCTTTCAGATTAAAAATTTGTTATTCTTTCCATAATAGTGGCTGTAATTTTTGCGAACCTACATCAAGTTTCTATAGTCATATCTAGGTCCACATCCGTAATCTATTACAAATACAGGTTCATCGTTATCATTAAGCTGTGAACTAAAACGAAGGTCTATATATCCTTCTCTGTCAATATTCCATCCAATATCTTCGCCGATTTTAATAGATGGTAAACCAATCTCGTAATAGAATTCATTAAGAGAAATATACATTTCATCTCGCATTCTTCTATTCAAGTCATTCTCAGCTTTTTTAATCTTGTCAATTTTTGATTTGAAATAGCGTCCGGATAATACATCGTAGCAAAGAGTCTCGCCATCCCCGACAAATATAATTTCGCTTTCTTTTGCCGGATGTGCATCGATTTTCTCTTTTGCAACGGCATCTCTGATAGTCTGCTCTTTTTTTTCTCCAATCGTTTCAACAACTTTGTTCTGATATTCCTTGAGTGATGTTTCAGCTATAGAATATGCCGTAGCCAGTGCGGCATTTCTTCTGACATTTACTGAACTTGCTCCAATCAGACAAGCAATAGATAAACTACCTGTTATAGCTACTGGAATATAACATTTCCAACAAATTTTAATAGCATCAATATTTGATATCTTTTCCGAAGTGAATTGCTCTTGAATACCATTTTCCATATCTATTTTTCTATAGTCTTCTTCTTTTTTTAACAATTCCAATGCCTTCGGTGTTGCTCTTACAGCCATCACAGTTGTTGTTACCATTCCGGCAATACCTATTCCGGTCAATATTTCCGGACTGTGTTTTATGGTTGATTTTTTCACTGCATTATATGCCGCTTTAATATTGGGTTTATGCATTTTTTTTACTTCCTTTCCTATAGATTACCCCGCCCACAAGGGGAGGGGATTTTTACTTAACCAACCAGATTTCCGGACGAACCCCACCAGAGCCCGAAGCGCCGTGGCAGAACGTATCGCCACCGACGTTCACACGAGCGAAATAAGCCGCAGAAAATTCTTTCTTGGTAGCATTACGGAGCCATCCGCACTCACACTCATTGTTATAATAAGCAACTCGATTGCGTCTCCGCTTCATAAGTGGAAGCTGTTTGTCATTATCAGCCTCAAAGTAATTTCTATTCCACTCGTCGTCCCAGCCAAACATCTCACCTACTGTCGGAATAGTTACATCAGTAAGTCTTGCTCTAATTGAATAAGGTAATGCCTTTACGAACTCTGTATGTAACCATTTATTCAAATCAGAGTCTTCAAATCCGCCCTTATTTGTGTCTGACTCATTCATAGGTCTCTCAGCTACATAATCATCGAAAATAAGCATAACCTTATCGTCTGTAACCTTGTGTACTGTTGCTGCAAATTCTCCCAATCCATCCAACTTAATTGTTGTCTTATCTCCTACCTCAGCATCTTTTAAGTCGGACTTTGCAGGTACTCCGAATAATGAATTAATAAATTCTTTAATTGCAAGTTCATCATTAATGCAATACGCTCTCATAGCTTCTTTTGACTCTTTATCAGCAGTCATTTCAATATACTTTCTGTACATTCTTTCTACTGTAGGTGTGTCAATCCCTCTTGTTGATAATCCAATAATTTCTTCTCCTAATGTCATTTCTCTTTTACACATAATGTTAATCTCCTTTCAAAATATCGCTTTATGCGATTAATAAATCAATGATCCATCGTGTCATATCTTTAGCACACGAAAATAAAAAACTGTTGTTGATGTTTTTGCAGGCGTACTCATCCATTAACTCTTCAAAATTTTCAAGAGTTATCAATGGCGGAATATCCCTGTTGTTATTCAATCGTGTCAACAACTCTTTTGCCGCCCATATAGAGTAACTATTGCTGACAAAACTATCGCTATACCACCAATCAACTCTATTTTTTCTTGATTGCTTTAGACAATATTCAGTAATTTCAATAGCTGTATCTATTGATGACATACTTAACCTCCATAAAACAAAAGAGTCCTTGTTTTAGGACTCCTTCGCATCTGCGTCTCTTTTAGCAAGAGCTTCATTAACTTTCTTATCAATCTGCTCATTCATCTTCTGCTCATCAGCCCAATCGTTAATAAGATTTGCTCCTAATCCGATTACCGTTGCAGCAAGACCAATGATTCTAATAATTTTACTATTCATAGCCCGTTGCCTCCTTTCCATAATAGTGGCTGTAAATTATGCGAATGGGTCATCGTTAATACTAGGCGAAAATGCCATGTCAATAACATACACTTCAAGTCCGTCATCTAAAACTGTTTTATGATGATTAAAGTCAATCCAGTCTATTCCGTCTGACCAATACCAACCGAGTTCATCCCCGCAATCAATGTGCTCTATTCCTAAAAAATCGTAAAAATCATTTACACAGATATCACCTCCTAAATGCCAGTTTCGATTTAAGTGATACTCTGCTTCTAACACTTGCGGTACGGTGCTTTCAAAATATCTTTTTGAAAAAGTATCATAAAATAATCTAATATCTTCTGGGTTACGCTCGCCAAACGATAATGACGATGTACCAAAAAAGTTACCAGAAGATATATACACATCTTCAGCTTTTTCGGCCGCAATAGAGTCAATTATTTTCTGATGTGCTTCCTCTCCATACAATTCCTTGAGTTTTTCTTTATACTCATTGTAAGATTTGTTAATCAGCGCATATGCACTTGATAAAGATGCCTGTTGATGTCGGTTTAATACATTTGCACCAACAATACAAATGATTGTAGAAACTCCTATAACTGTTGACGGAATATAATAAACCCACGCAGACTTAATAGCTTCTGTTTTGCTATATCCGCATGGGTCGCCATCGTGATTAATCAAGCTGTCTTTCCTGATCTTTTCAATTGCTTTAGGTGTTGCTCTTACAGCTGACACAGTAGTAGCTACAACGCCAGCAACTCCAAGACAGGTTAAAACTGTTGGTGAGCCTCTTTTCAGTCGTACAACTGATTTGTTAATGAGTTGATTGATTTTTGGTTTCATAGTGGTTGTCTCCTTCCTTTATTCCATAGCTCGTAAAATATCCAGCACATTATCTGCCAGATTTATTGCTATTGAAAACATTAGTTGTGTGTCTTGTCTCATATGATAATATTTACTCATCATACATTTGAAACATCCAACGATTTCTTCAATTTCTGCTATTGACGCATTGTTTTTTGGATATAATTCAGATGATACATATTCCAGTAATTCATTTACTGACCATATGGAATAGCTAGATTGCATAAATTCCTTACGATGACCGAAGATCGCCGGAAATGATACATCCATCTGATATGTATCACTCAATATCAGCTCAAGCTGCTCAATAGACATATGAACTCTCCTTTCCAGAAAAATAAAAGAGAAATAGAATGGATTCGAACCATCGACCCCTGGTACAGTATATTGACCAGTGCTCTACCAACTGAGCTACTATTCCTCTCATAATATGCTTTGTAAATTTTGCGAAGTAAAAGAAAAGAGTCGCCATAAGCGACCCTAATCGTCAGTTCAAACCAATACTTTTCAGTATGTTTATAAGCTCGTCCTTTCCGATTTCAGCATCTACATCGACATGAAGATGTGTCTTTCCGTCCGCAATAGTTGTAGTGACCTCATTTAACTGAATATCAATATCGTATCCAGTTTTCTTGTGTATCACCATTTTTAATGCTTTTGAAATAATTCCTCTTGTAAATTTAGATACTATTTTCATTTCGTCCATGCTCCTTTTACTCCTTTCAAAGCTTTAGTTTCTCATAAAAGGAACTGTAAATTTCGCTAAATATTACGTCTGTCAAAGCAGGTTTCCCATCTTTGCCTCTGTATTGGTTTCATTTTCAACGCCCACATAATTTGTCTAATGCTTACCGTTGGATACAATCCGTCCGTACACTCTCCTGCTCGTTCATCAAAAAAATTTTTGAACTTAGGATGCAAATATAAAGAATCTGTCAACCAGGAATCAACCTCTGTCCAATATGTAGTCTTTGTATCTGGATTAAATCTTTGCTGAATAACTGCCAAACCTTTATCACCAATTGTAAATAATGTGCATCTGTCATACACAGGATGATTGCATACATACAATTTTCCATACATAGAAAGATAAATATCTGGTTTTTTATAATGGTATCTCATCTCTATTCTCCGTAAAAAGAAAAGAGCCTTAGATTTCTCTAAGACCCTCTCCTCTAGCTTATTGCGTTTTTAATTTTCTTCTTCGGACTCATCCGCGGCAATACCCAGAACTTCCTCTCTAGTCGGATATAAATTCTCGTACTTTTCATCTCCTTCACAGCCATATTCCTCTAAATCAATGCTGTGACCACAATGAGGACACACTAATGTGTCTTCCCATTCGTCTTCAAATTCCATTAATCCTCCGCACTCAGAGCAGATATATTCTCCGTCTGTCATTGCCTTTCTCTGTTTTTCATTAAAAATACTCATGCTAAATATCTCCTTTCAAAATTGACCTGCTCATATACTCATATGTCTAGTATACAAACTGGTGTTAATCTGTTCAAGAGATAAAGCTTTATTCTCTCATAAAGAGCAATGTATTTTTCACGTAAAAAGAAAAGGAGATGCATATAGAATTCCACATCTCCTAAAAGTACCATTACCATTCAGCAGTAATTATTCTGCATTCCTTGCAATAATAAACTGACAGCTTGATATCAGCCTTTACGTCTTTATCCATATGGTACTCAAATGTTGCCGTACGATTGTTTTCATTCGTTACTAACATACTTTGAACCGCTGGATTCTCTCCATCATCAAAGTTGTCCATAACGGTAACCAATCTCTTATGCAAATATTCGTTCTCATTGAATATGACGGTAAAATGCCATAAGCTTTCGTCATCACCACAAGGAATACTTAATGTAGTCTGATTTGTAGTAATTGGTACCTCCACATAGATTTTGTTCATCTAATTTTACCTCCTTTCCTATTTTCTCATAAGAGGAAATGCTGTAGTTGCGTAGTAAAAAAAGTAAGAGGACATGCGTTATACACGTCCCCTTGCCATAAAATCATTATTTCTTTGTCGGTTTAAAACGATTGATCAAACCTGTAAATGTCTTTGAGGTATATGTTCCTGTTTCTTCAAACTTAAATCCTTTCCTCATCCAAATTCCATAGAATATCAATGGCACCATTAATTCTGCCGCTGCTACACCTACTCTGAAATATCGCTCCTTAACCTGCTCTTCAAGCTGCTTCTGTTTCAGTTCATCGTCTTTAGTGTTGGCTTCTCCTTCCATCACACGACGGTCATACTTCTCATCCGCATCCCATTCGCTCTTGTTCTCCTCGATTCTCAGCTTGTACAGCTTTGCCAAATCATCAATAGCACTCGATTTTTCGTCAGAACCTGTTTTGAGTTCAGATAAGTTCTGAATCTCCGTTGCAATTTCCTCGTTCAATAAATCTTTAATATTTGGTTCGCTCATTTTGTGAAACCTCCTTTTAATAATTTCTTTCATAATAGAAAGTGTTATTTGTGCGAAATGTAATTTTTAATTTTCACACGTAAACGTACAGACTGTTTCTTATAGATATCATTCATACCGCCTGGATCTAATTCAAGAAATAAATAAGGCTCGCTATCCGGGTCAGATTGATCAACCCTAAGCGAACCTATTGGCTTATCCTTAAATATAAATCTTGATACAAGCAATCCTATAAGAATACCTGCTAGTAACCAAATTAATGGCATATGCTCCTCCTTTCTGAAAACATTTTCCGGAATTTTCCCACCGGGCAATTTTTCAAATATCAATATAGTACGATTTTCAGTAACCTACGTACTGGATTTAACCTAGAATAAAATAAAAAGAGAGAAAGAAATCTTGCCTAACTACGATTCTATTAGAATCTCCGCCGTTACTAGTCACCCTAAAATTGCGGTTAATATTTTTAATTTCACGGGTTCTTTCTCTCATAATAGTAGTTGTAAATTTTGCGTACTTACCCTCTTTCGATATCTAGTAGCCAGAAGAAACGTCTATACAATTCATAATATGTATCTTTACAGCATGGTACATTTAATCTAGCTTTGAGAATATCATACGAAATCCCTTCAGTAACACCTTTTAAAATATAGTCTCCAAGTTCTGGACTTGTCATTGTAGCAACTCGTTCAAGCATGTTCATACGGTCTGCATAATATGCTCTGGCTATTGCATACCTTGATGTCGGGTCATCAATATTATTGGTTATAACTCTCATCGCCAAATTCATAGTTTTTGTATTTGTGCCGTCTAATGCAGCATATGCTTTCTTCCATATAGGATATTGCAGGCAAAAATGTTTTAACTCGTAGTATCTATGTTTCTCTATCCAATATGGATTCTTTTCTGATAATTCAGCTCTTAATGTTGTTCCCATATAAATCTCCTTTGTGTTTATTACCGCCGGTGATTCTATTCTAGGTTAGAAATGCATAATAGTAAAAACAACCTCGGTGGAAACTAATACGAAAAAAAAGACAGTCTATGTTTTCACAGACTGCCCTTCGTTTTAACGCTTTACTAAAAATGCTGGTATTTCGATAGATGTTACTTGAGAGTTATTGTTTTTCTCTATAACTAAATTCATCTCTCTTAAAGCAAGATGTCGTAAAACTGTTTGACATTCTTCATAATTATTAAAATTTCCTTCTTTGAATTCTGCCATATATCGTTCTACATCCATCCAGTATAAGAATGTATCCTCTGCTATGTTATTTCCTTTTCTCTCCATGATATAAATCTCCTTTCATATAACTACATTTTTATATAAGTTCGTTCATAAGAGAGATTGTAAATTAAGCGTTCTCCATCTAGTCATAGTCATCTCGCAAGGATAATCCTCATAATCTATCATATCGCTTGTTATTTTACCTTCTATAACTCCTGTTATTATTCTCGCGTCGTATTGTTTATAAGGAAAAATATTATTTGGAAGATTTCTATGTATACAATTACAAACTGGACATTTGAATCTTTTTACAGTAATGATAGACGCTTTACGATTTTTCGTCCGTACCATTCTTGAAACTTTATCATAATATTTCAAATAACTACCGCAAGATTCGCATATATAATTCAT